GTCGGCTCCCCCGCGGACAAAGCCAATCTAGTCGCTGAGATTGTCAAGCGTCATGGCGTCAGCATCGAGGACTTGGACAGGGCTCTGGTCGGCCAGCAGGTTCCGGACGAAACTGGCAAGTTTCGCGAGTTGCTGAAGAGCGAACTAGGTCCGGTCAATCAGTTCATGAACGAATTCCAAAACCTGCGGCAGAGTCAGACGCAGAAATACCAGCAGGAACTGGATAAGGAACTGGCGGACTTCTCCAAGAAGGAATTCTACAACGACGTCCGGGAGACGATGGCCGATATGCTGGAGATGGCGGCGAATCGTGGCCAAGCTATGACTCTCCAGGAAGCCTACGACAAGGCGCTCTTGGTCTCCCCTGAAATCCAGCAGATTCTGGCCAAGCGCAAGAATGACGAGGTGCGCCGGAAGCGTCGCGCGGCCACCAGCCTCCCCTCCCGTGCCAGCGGTGTAGGAGACTCAGACGCTCAGCCAGACGATGTTCGTGGAGCCATTCTCGCTGCCATGGATCAAACTGGTCGGTGATGCTTGCAATCTAGCGTGGGGGTGTGCTATGCTCACCCCCACGTTGGAACTAGGATGCCCAGCCCTCCCAGGGAAGCAGTCCCCAAGTTTGAAGACGACCCAACTCAACTTCAACTAGAGGATCCTTAAATGGCATTCGCAAATGTTTCCGATATCATCGCAACGACGATCGAGAATCGGTCCAAGAAAGTTGCCGACAACGTCACCAAGAACAACGCCATTCTCGCCAAGCTCAAGGCTGGTGGTCGGCGTCGTCCGTTCTCCGGTGGTCGGCTGATCTACGAAGAGCTCTCGTTCGCAGAGAACGCAAACGCCGGATGGTACTCGGGTTACGACATCCTGCCGGTCGGCGTCAGCGACGTCATCTCGGCTGCCGAGTTCGACATCAAACAGGCTGCGGCCCCGGTCACCATCTCGGGTCTGGAAATGCTGCAGAACGCTGGCAAAGAGCAGATGATCGACCTGCTGGAAGCCCGCGTCAACGTCGCCGAGTCCACCATGATGAACCTCATCTCCGGTGGTCTGTACTCGGACGGAACGGGCGCTGGCGGCAAGGAGATCACCGGCCTCGACGCGGCTGTCCCGCTCGTCCCGACGACCGGAACCTACGGCGGCATTGACCGCGCAACGTGGAGCTTCTGGCGTTCGAAAGTCCAGAACAGCGCGGACGCAACCACGCTGCTCGCGGACATGAACCTGCTCTGGTCGCAGCTCGTACGCGGCGCAGATCGCCCCGACCTGATCATGATGGACGGTGTGGTCTGGCAAGCCTACGTCGCCGCACTCCAGGCGAATCAGCGCTTCACGCAGCCGAACACGGGCGAATTCGGGTTCCCGACGCTCAAGTTCATGGATGCCGACGTCGTTCTGGACGGCGGTATCGGCGGCTTCTGTCCGGCGGGTACGGCGTTCTTCCTGAACACCAAGTACATCCACTACCGCCCGCATTCGCAGCGTGAGTTCGTGCCGCTCAGCCCGAACAAGCGTTACGCGGTGAACCAGGATGCCGAGGTGCAGATCATGGCATGGGCCGGAAATCTGACCACTTCCGGCGCTCAGTTCCAAGGCCGTCTGGACGTCAACGCCTAACAACGGGAGACGGGGAGCCTTCGGGCTCCCCTGATCTCGCAGGAGAGATAAATGGCGAATACACCTACAACTTTCCGCAACTCCACTGCGATTGCTGCGCGTACTCCCGAAGTACCGGGCGCGTCGTGGACAACGGGTTGCAACAACGGTCTCAACTCGTGTGGTATCGGCATCGCTACCGACGTTGATGACCTTGACGAGTCGCTTCCAAGCTGGACGCTGCTTGACCAGTTCGAAGATGCCCGTACACCGCAGATCAGTCAGCTGATCGGTGGCAACGGACTCGGTGCTGGTAGCGAAGGACGCGGTGACGAGGACGCTGAGTTCATCATCGGCGTGATTAACGGCGCTAACGGTGCGATCACTGCGAACGGAACCGCCAATCTTGTGACGCTGGCCGCTGGTTGGTCATTGGTCTAGTCCGTGCCGACTCTCAATGATGAGATTCTGCGAGTAACTGGTGGCCCGACCGTCAACGATGGGCTGATGTCCTTCTATGGCGGTACGGGCTCCCTTAATGATCGCGAACGGCAATGGCTTCAGTCGCAGGGAGCGACCCTCGGCCCGGTCAACGATATGTGGATGGAGTTCCTGTCCGCGTATCCGGGTACGCTCAATGATAGAAAGCTCGCGTACTGGATTTCGCAGGGTACGGCGGTGCCGGTGTTCGCCACGTTCGACCCTGCGAACAAGGCCACGATCATGGTCTTGTCTGAAACCGATCACCGAATGGTCAGCAACAGTGCTGCTGCTCGGGGTATGGGGTTCACCACGTTGGGGGCGATTACTGGCAAGTGGTACTGGGAGATGCTGTCACTGACTGCTGCGACTGCACAGGGTTTCGGCATTGGTCAGGCGGCGAGCAACATCAACGAATATCTTGGAAGTAGTGTAAACGATTGGGGCTACTTCCCGACAGGTGCGTACTGGAACAATGCCGCCAATCGGGGAAATGGGTTGGCTTACGGGGTCAACAGCATCGTCGGCTTTGCGCTGGACATGGCGGGCAACCTCACCGCATACGTCAACGGGGTTCAGTCGTTCTCCGTGCCGCACGGGTTGACTGGACTGACACGGCCCGCTGGCAGTGACTCATCCACGGGTGGCGTGTGCGACATGGTCATCAACTGCGGCGACAACGGTACGTTCGGTAGTCGAGTGACAGCGGGTGGAAACAAGGACGTGAACGGTCGCGGCGACTTCAAGTATCCAGTCCCAGCCGGGCATCTGTCACTCTGCGACCTGAACGGTGCGGTGTGAGCGACGCGTTGTATCTGCAACTGTTCGACGCCCCGCCGCTGACTCCATCGGCTGGTGAGTACAATCTTCAGTGGGCGGTGAAGGCTTTTGAGGAGGCTACACTACAAGAACTTGAGGTAGCCGTGAATAACTGGCTCTTAACTAATCCAGTGACGACGGGTGTCCCCAGATGGTTGGGCAACATTGACTACGCAATCGCCCCAACCGGAAATAAGCGATATACCGCACTGGTTCCCTTTGCGTACTATGTCGCGCCAACACTCACATAATAATTAGGAGAATGAAATGACAATAGCCGACTTTGATGTGCAAGACTTCGAAGATCGTACCAGAAGCGATAACAAAGCGTTCGTACGATTCTTCATTCGTCCGGTTGAGGACAAGGCCAAGAGTCGTGAGGCAGGGCGTCCGATCTACAGCGATCAGGAATACTGCGAGATCATCGTTCCTGGAAACCAGACGAACCGGCCGATCAAGCCGGTGGACAACATCATCAAGCAGAGGTACGCGGCTCAGTACGCGAAGTGGAAGGCTGCTGACCGCCCCGAAGATTTCGTAGACGGAACGCACCTCACGGAAGTTCCGTGGCTCACCCGCTCGCAGGTGGAGGAACTGGCCTACCTGCGGATTCGTACACTGGAGCAGCTTGCCGTCGTAGGCGACGATGTCTGCACCCGAGTTCCTGGCCTGTTTGACTTGAAGAAGCGGGCCAAGCTCTTGGTACAGAAAGCCGAGGAACAGGCTCCCATTCTCGCTCTCCAGGAGCAGTTGGATGCCCTGAAAAACGAGCTCGAGGTGAAGGATCAGACGATCATAGAACTTGCCGCTCGCATCGAGGAACTGGAAGAGGACTAAGAGATGGCAGACGTAAGTCGGTATCTAACAGCAGGAGAGATCATCAACCGTGCAGCGGTAGAGGTCGGTCTTGCGCCGGTAGTGGATGCCTTCGCCTCGGCAGACCCGGCTTTTCGTCAGCTCCGTACACTGATCACTTCGTGTGGGCAGACTCTTATACAGGATTATCCGTGGCAGCGTCTTCATGCCTTGTTTGAGCTGGTTACTGACTCAGCTGACAGCGGGGAGTACGAACTCCCCGCTGATTTTTCCTATATGCTCGACCAGACTGGCTGGCAGCGAGGAGGTCCGGCGGTCTGGCCGCTTCTTGGCCCCGCGTCGCCACAGGTTTGGTCGTATCTGAAAGCTCGGCAGTTGTACTCGGCAACCCTGTATGTCTGGTTCAGGATTAGTGATGGTAAGTTCAATGTCTTCCCTGACGATCCTGTGCCGGACGGTATCCCCATCACGTTCGAGTATGTCTCTCGGGCATGGGTGATCGGTGATGGCGATGACGGCCCCGAAAGCCGCAAGGACAAAGTAACGGAAGATGCAGATATCGTGCTGTTTGAGCCGATTCTGATCATCAACTTCCTGAAGCTGAAATTCCTTGCAGCGAAGGGCTTTGACACGACTGACGCTAAGAACGAGTTCAGTCTGTCAATTGAATCCTGGAAAGGTAAGGATAACAGCGCTCCTGTACTGAACGCAGGACGCCCGTTCCAAGGAATGCGATACTTGGATTCTCGCAACGTTCCGGAGACTGGCTTTGGTGGCTAGACCCACTAGAAGTGATCTGATGGCGGCGAGGCAGCAGCCCTCGCCACAGACGACTCAGGGTGTGACGATTCCTGCCCCGATGGGTGGGATGGTGTCTAATCGTCCAGTGGCAGAGATGCCATTGACGGAGACGCTGTATACGGTCAACATGAATTCTGAGGCTTTTGGTCTACGTGTCCGTAAGGGTTACAAAGAATGGTGCAATCCTGTCAATGACGGTATCTTCACCGGAATTCGTACCATCGTCCCCGGTAACGCATCTGGTCGCCTTAATGTAGGGGATAAGCTGTTCTGCACTACACAGGATGGAGTCTACGATATTTCGTCTGGCGGTGCGGTCGATCCCGTCAAGGTTGTGGACTTCGCCGACAAAGGTGAGGACGCGGGCTGGTGCTCGTGGCATAACTTCACCAATACGGCGGGGGCACAGTTTATCATGCTGTGCGACCTGATCAACGGGTACTACATCTATGACTTTGCGATTGATACGTGGTCTAAGGTTCAGGAAGGAACGAACCCCGGCACGATCAATGGCGTTGACCCTGACCTGTTCTGCTTTGTCACGGTTTGGAAGAACCGCGTATGGTTCGTGGAGCGTAACTCCACTCGTGCGTGGTATCTGGAGACGGTAGGTATCCTCACTGGTAAAGCGATCGCATTTGACTTCGGCTCAAAGATGCGCTACGGTGGATTCCTCAAGGGAATATACTCGTGGACGCTGGATGCAGGATACGGCATTGACGATCACCTCGTAGCGATCAGCTCTGAGGGTGACATCCTGGTCTACACAGGCACAGATCCCACCACCGCAGGACAGTTCGGTTTGAAGGGTGTCTGGTATGTGGGCGAAACTCCCCGCGGACGTCGCATTGCCAATGAGTCTGGTGGTGATATTCTCATCGGTACTCAGTTCGGTATTATCCCCATCTCTAGGTTGGTCAACGGTATGCAGCCGGGAGATGAGGAGAATTATATCACTGCAAAGATCAATGCACTGTTCCGCCAGCGGTACGCAGAACGCCGCAACCTCTTTGGATATGAGATGAAAATCCACCCCTCAGAAGGTGGAATGTTGATTGTCCTGCCAAAGTTGGAGAATACGCCTTACACTCAACTTTTCCTCGACCTCACTACGCAGAGTTGGAGTGTCTGGCTTGATGTTCCAATAATCACGACTGAGCATTACCGAGGAGAGACGTATTTCGGCGATGTAGAAAACCGCATCTACTATCTGGCTCCTGGCCCGGACAACGTGCTAGTGGCCGATCCTAATGCAGCGCGTGAAGTAAGGTTCGGTATCCTCACCGCATTTAGTGACTTTGGATCCCCAGTCCGCCAAAAGCGAGTGCAGTTCATTCGCCCCATCTTCATCGCTGACTCTGTTCCGTCGTATGAAGTGGAGGCTAAGTATGACTATGACATCAGGCCGCCGACCGAGGAAGGATTCTCAGGCAATGCTGCCCTCCCCACTGGTATCTGGGATGATACGTACTGGAATCAGTCTTTATGGGCTGGCTCGTACCAGATTGATCAGCCGGTTTACGGTGCGACGGGAATAGGGCGCATGGTCGCCATTTCGCTGAACGGTACAAGTCTGGCAACGGATACGACACTCGCGGGCTTTGAGCTCATGCTGGATGCAGGAGGTCTACTGTGAGGAACACCTCCATGATCTTGCTCCCCATGAAGACCGAAGAGCATTGGTCGTGGATGATGAATGAGTCTGGTTGCCAGTGGACTCCCACGGCGCGGGGCATTGTTGTCTTAGATCACCGTATGCTACCATGTGCTGGAGTGGTGTTCGACGGATGGTTCCCCAATAGCGGACAGATTCACTTCGCTATGAAGAACCCTCTAGCAGCACGATCAGGGCTTTTTGAGGAAGGATTCAACTACTTTTACAATGAATGTGGGAAGGACTTACTGATAGGCGTCACTCCAGCCCATTTAGACAAAGCGTTGAAGTTCAACAAGAAAGTGGGTTTGCGTGAAACTTATCGTATAAAGAATGGCTACACGGATGGGATTGACCTTGTAGTCCAGGAAATGCACAGAGACGAATGTAGGTGGATTAAAAATGGGCAAGAGTACTCCAGCGCCGCCTGATTATCGCGGGGCCGCACAAGAGCAAGCTGCTGCGAGCCGAGAGATCACGGAGCAGCAGACGTGGGCGAACCGTCCCAATCAGAATACTCCCTGGGGGTCAACCACATGGGAGTCTGAGCGAGTATGGGATCCGGCGACAAGGCAGTACCTGAACAAGTGGACGCAGAACACTCAGCTGGACCCAGAGTCGCAGCGGGCGCTTGACGCTCAGCTTGGTCTGAGTGCTGGCCGGAGTGAGCTGGGTGCTTCCCTGCTCCCCCGCGCACAGGACGAATTCGGCCAGGAGATGAGTTGGGATAAGTTCGACCAGATGGGTGGTCGTGTATCCCCAGAGCAGATCGCTGGCGGTTACGACATCATGGGTCCGGAGCTCAACCCTGCTAATCGCTACTATGGCGAGGCCGGGGACGCCATCTACAATCAATGGGCCGAACGGGCGCTACCTCAGCAGGAGGAGGCCCGTAACCAGATGGAGGCCAAGCTCTACAATCAGGGGCTACGACCTGGAGATCAGGCGTATGATCGCGAGATGGAAAAGCTCGGGCAGCAGCAGGGCGACGCACTCCGTCAGGCTCAGTACCAAGCCACGATCGGCGCGGGTTCTGAGGCACAGCGGATGCTGGGAATGGATGCCTCAACGCGCCAGCAACTCACCGGCGAACAGGCTGCTCTGGCAGGATTTGGCAATCAGGCCGCGGGTCAGCGATTTGGCATGGGACAGGCGTCCTCCGCCTACGATACGCAGAGGCGACAGCAGCAGATTGCCGAAGAGATGCAGCGTCGTGGCTGGTCGCTCAACGAGATCAACGCGCTTATCTCCGGCCAGCAGGTGGGAATGCCGACAATGCCGAACTTCTCACAGGCAACGAAGTCGGAGACGCCTCAGTATATGCAAGCGGCCCAGAACCAGTGGCAGTCAGGCATGGATCAGTTCAATATGCAACAGGCCCAGAATCAGGCCATGATGTCTGGAATCGGCAATCTCGCTGGTGGCTTCATGGCATTCAGCGACCGCCGCTTGAAGCGGAACATTAAGCGCATCGGCTCCATTAAGGGAATCAACGTGTACTCGTGGGAGTACATCTGGGGCGAGCAGGGGTCTGGCGTAATGGCCGACGAAGTACGACACATTCCGGGGGCCGTGGTGAAGCATCCCTCCGGTTACGACATGGTGGATTACGGGGTGATCTATGGCTGATTTACAAGACCTCTACGGGGTGGGGGACCTTACCGACGAGGAAATTGCACTGATCATCGGCGAAGCACCGGGGCGCAGAAGTCGTCTTGAAGAGCAACGCCAGATGGGTCAGCTCATGCGTAGCAAGGGAACCCTGGGATCAGGTGTTCGTGCTCCGGGCGTCTTTGTGTCCGAGAGTCCGCTGTCGGCCATTGGCGACGTCATGTCTCGCTACGCTGGTCGTAAGCAGGAGCGTGAGGCGACCACCGGCTTGGAAGGTCTGGAAACGGGCGACAAAGACCGCATGAGGGTTTACATTGACCGGATGCGTCGTCAAGCCCAGGAGCAGGGTGGTGGCCCACAGATGAGCCCCGTTCCTCA